TTTCTTTAAGTCCCACATGGATAGCATAATAAGCACACATAATACTATAAACACATTTTCATACCATGTAAAAGAATTAATAAAATCAATCATTTTTATCTTTTTTAAATGCTTCTATTTTAGTAGGAACAGTTATAACATCACTGGCTGTAATTTTAAGACCGTTTACCGTTAATAAAGAAGGCCCTAAACACCCAACTAAAATTAAACAAAGTGCTATTAATAATAATTTCATCTATACCACTTAATAATTTGTATAATAATAACCACTATTATAATTATAATTACTACTTGAGTTAATATATTCATTTCTTCTTCTTTTTTTTAATTTGTTTTTTCTCATTACCAAAGCAATCCCATTTTTTATGATAGGCTTTTAGTAATTTTGCAATCGCTTTTTTATAATTAGTGAGTGTCATGTAAATTACCTAATAATTTTGTATTAATTAAAATTTGATTAGCAACTTGTTTTTCCATTGCATCTGCAATTCTTTTTAGATGTCCTGCTATATCATTATTAACAACTTTAATTTCTTCTAAAGTTTGATGAATAGTAACTCCACCATAACCTTCAACAAAACATAAAGTAAGTTCTTCAATAGATTTATTTATTTCATCTAAATGTCTTACTAGGTCTATTTTTGTACTCATTTTTTCTCCTTGTAGTTTCCGTTTAATAATTTCTTTTTAAAGGCATCAACAGTTATTTTAAGTTTATTAGCCTGGAATTCACAATAATCATTTAATAGTTTAGATATCATTGCAGCAGGCGCTCTGTATTTCTTATCACATATTGCTTTCAGTAAATCATGATCTTCGATTTTGACTGCAACACTTTTCCATTTAGTTATGTCCATGTTTCTCCTTGTTTGTTAAAATATAAAAGGCATTAAAATTAAAGCTATAGCAATAATAAATATTTTTGGCATTAAACAAAATAACAAAAATAAAAATATTGGTAAGCAAAGTGGATGTCCTAAGTACATATTATTGTTTCCTATTAAATAATTCATCATGGATCAACCTTGCAGCAAAATCATGATCAATGAATGAATAGCCATCACCATCTTCAGTAGTATAAAAAACCTTTTTTAATTCAGTTTGATATCTACCAAATTCATTTGAGTCCTCAATTGGATTACCCATGTAATCGTTCTCAGGAACTTTAACTAAAAGTTGATCAATCTTTTTAATGATCTCTTTTAGTATTTTACTTTTACAGTTTATTTGAACTTTCATTTATTTCCTTTCTCCCATTGATATAAGACAAATAAATCAAATGTCAAGCGCTATTTTTAGCTTGATTTTATTAGGTTTTTTGAGTATAAAATCTATATGCTTGATATTAATAACAATATTATGGTAAGATAATCTTATGAAGTCTTATCGCTTCACCGTTCGGTTTGCAGGTCAAAGAATAACTCATGACTTTAAGGCAACCAATGATGATGAAGCAAGTAAGATTTTCATCAACGAACTGAAGGCTGGTAAAGGAAGTTGGATAAAAGAAATAACTTATTCACCAAGCAAGATGTTCATAACATATGAGGAACTGAATGGTACTTCAAACTGAAGAATCATTAATTGCTCAAAAGATGAAATTGGAATCCAAATGGAATTGCCAATTTTTAGAGCAAGGCCAAGAGACTCTAGATATGTTGCACATTGAACTTGAGCTTAAAAAAATTAAAGCTAAGTTAAGAGAGATTGCAGCAAGAAGATCTTGGAATGAAATTAAGACTACTGAAGAAGAAATAGAATCAATAGACTCTATCGCTTCTTAATTACCCGCTTTTAAAATATTCTCTTCAAAGAGATGAAGACACTTGTCTGTGTATTTTTTCATCTTGCCTGTAAACAAGAATTCAAAATCTTGCACATTTTTTTTTGCTTTATGGATTTCCCAAACTTCTACATTTAATCTGCCAAAAAAATTTACTTCCTCAGGAGATCTAGCTTTATAAAATAAACTACCATCAGCAAGTTTACCTTTTTTTAAAACTGCAAATCTATTTGCTCCATTACGCACATCATTATTCCAATCTACTACCATTGGACAAAGTAAACCGTCCTTTTCCATTGATTGTCTTACAGATATTTTAAAATCATTATGAGGAGTATGTATTTGTTTAACATCATTAAACCATAATAATTCTAATCGCATAGGAAATAATTGATAAAACGGATGAACAATGGTTCGTGAGTCGTGGTACTTGCTTCTAGCTAGCTTGTCCAAAGTCGTCTCCGATATTTACATCTACGACACTAGGAACTTTAAACTCCATACATTTTTCCATAGTGTCTTTAATCTTGTTTGCCTCTTCTTCATTCTTTACATTAAAGCATAACTCATCATGGATCTGTAATATTGGTAAAAAACCTTGTTGATAACAGCTAATAATTGCTTGTTTTGTTTGATCGGCTGCGCTGCCCTGGATTAATCTATTTAAAGCTTTATAAGTAAAAGCACGTTTAATATTCTTAGCCCCATACTTTGCCGAAGCATTCTCAAATGTTTCTGGAGTATGAATACCAAAATCCATAGGTTCCCACATATCAAATCTACATTTACGTCCTTTTTTAGTTCTAATAACACCCTCAGAACTTGCTTTATTCATACATCTCTCAGATAATAGTTTTACGAATGGAACTTTACGATTATATTTTGATATTAATACTTCTGCTTCTTCTTTTGATAGTCCTAAAGAGTTCGCTAATTTATTTTTACCCATACCATACATTAATCCAAGTCCAATAGTTTTAGCTTGTGTTCTTTCAATACCCACAAGATCAGCTACGGTTTGGTGAAAGTCAGCAGAAGCATTTTCATATGCTTTAACTAATTCATTAGATCCTTCATATCCTTCACCAATAGATGCTGCATAATGCACAACCATTCTTGGTTCTTGTTGTGAATAGTCAAATGAACCCCATTTATGACCTTCTTCAGGTAAGAATAAAGATCTTATTTTAGGACCAAACTCTTTATTTCTAGCTGGCAATTGCTGTAAATTAGGATTAGACATAGATAATCTTCCTGATACTGTTCCACCATTATCAGATCTTAATTGATTAATCTCAGCATGGATTCTACCTTTATGACTATATTTTGTAATAGAATTTAAAAATGTACTATGAAATTTATTTATCTCTCTTGCCTGTACAATTAATTTTGATATTTTATGAGGAGAATTAGACAACCAATTTTGTGTAAATGAAGGTTCACCTGTCTTTTCCGTCCTCGGATACTTTATATGTAATTTATCGAATGCATCGGCGATATTTCTTGCTGCCCAGATATCTACATCTGTATTCGTTAATCTTTTTATTTCTGATAGCACTGCCTTTTCTTTGGCTTCAAATTCTTTTATTAGCGTTCCTGCTTTATCAACATCAACACGAACACCTCGCTGACGCATCAGTATTAATATTGGGAGAAGATCGGATTCAAGTTCCCAAATCGTAGTTAAATTTTGTTTTTGTATTTCGTGTTTAAATATTTGCCATAGTCTGTACGTGAGCCGTGCATCTTGTTCAGCGTAAAAGCCAACATGCTCCGCTGGAAGTTTCCACATTTCAGCTTTAGGGTCTACACCATGATCTCTTGCTGCTTCATTCAAATCTGTTTCTGCTTTAATCTCACCTATGTAATCTTTTGCTAAATTATTTAATGAATAAGAATATCGATTCTCATTAATGATTCCTGCTGCAAGCATTGTATCAACCACAGGACCATTTACTTTTATTCCCATAGCTTCTAACCAACCTATATCATATTGAGCATTATGAAATATTTTTGTATTAGGTAAAGCACATACATCTTTCATATATTTTAAAACTTGAACTGGAATCATGTTACCACCACCTAAATGTTTAAATGGATAATAACCTTGCCAACCATCTACTGCGACTGCAAAACCAATCACATAGCCATTATTCGTTGCCCAACCTGCACCTAAACCTTGGGTGATACCATCATCTCTTGTTTCTAAGTCAATTGCAACTTCAGGGTAGACCGACAAATCTTTATATTCATTTGGACAAGACCAAATATGTTTTTTAAAATTCATTGATAATTGTAAACTAGTCATTGTAATCTCTTTCTATTATCATTTCTAAATAATGGATTGCTTTTAAAAGATCTTCTTTTTTACCTTTTAATCTATGACGACAAATATATTTAATTGCATTACCTTCAGCAAAAGGTAAATTATTTTCATTTATAAATACAGAGGGCTGAATTTTCATCAGCTTGTAATGTTTTCCACCTACCTGTTTAAAAAATGTTTTATTGCTCATTTTCCTTTAAATAAACTAAATAATCTTTTCCAATCGGATAATTATACTTAAAGTCGGTACTTAGCAAGTGAATAGTATCTTTAGCTCTTGTTACACCAGTATAATAAACTCTGTGTTCATCCGACTTTTCAAGTTTATTTTTATTGTTAAAATCAGATAGCCAATTAGCTTTAGAATAGATTAAGACATTATTGGCTTCCCCACCCTTTACAGAATGAATAGTATCTATTAATATATTAGGTTCATTATTTAAAGCATCCTGACCATATCTTTTAAGCAATCTTATAAAATATATTGTTTGTCTTGGACTAAAATTACGTTTTAATACCCACCACCAAGCCTTTTCTTTAAAATCATCTGTCATATCCAAACCAGCCCATTCTCTAAGATCATTAAAGTCAAATTCTTGGTATTCTGGTATGTTTAACCAAAATTTTTGTGTCCTATAGTCTGGATCTTTCAATTCTCTTATGTATTTATACATGTTTTCTGCAGCTTTTTTGCTAATTTTTCTGTTATTATTGATAGCAGTCCATGATTTTATGGCTTCCCATTGTTTTTCATCAAATGATTTGTTACCTTTATTATCCTTATAATATAGCCCAGCATCCTTCGCAGAAGCTCTTAATTCGTTCACAGTTGAGTATATACGACCCAGGACATACCAAGTACCGCTAAGCTCGTTAAAAGGCACTTCTCGGAAGCTTAAATAGCGTTTTACAGAACTATTTTTGTTGTTATGTGTATAAACCTTATCTTCGCTATCAACTATACCCCTTCTAATGATTTGAGCAAAATTATATACAGCTTCTCCAAATCTTTGAGTTTTCCTTAAAACAACTTTCCTTCCTGGAAAATATGTAGTAAAATACTTTGGATCGGCCCCGTTCCATCTATAAATAGCTTGGTCATCATCTCCTGCTAAATATATCCTTTTTACATTATCACACATCTTATAAATAACTGACCATTGTAATGGAGTAAAATCCTGTGCTTCATCTAAAATTAATATATCTAATGGTGGAAACTCTATTTCATCTATGGCTCTACCAATCATATCAGTAAAATCTATAAATGAATTTTCTCCACCAGATCTTTTGTAATGTTCGTAAGTATCAATCTTTCTTAAATAAATATTTAATGGTTCTTTTTTATATGTTTCTTTTTTATAAACTTTAACAGGATCTTCCATCATGTTTCGTGCTTTATCATAAATAGCTAATGACCAATCTTTATAATTAAAATTGTCATCATCAACCCTGCTGTCACTTGTTCTAATAATTTTATTTTGAATTGCAAAATCAAGCATACAATCTTTAGTGTCAAATATTTCTTCTTGAAAATACCTTCTGCAATAAGAATGTAATGTTTTAAATCTATTAAAGTCTTTTATGGTATATTGAGGAAAGGCAGCTAATGCTCTATCTCTTGCTGTATTAACAGCTTTATTTGTAAAAGAAATAAATGCTATATTATTAGGATTAATATTTCTTCTTAAAGCTCCCTTTAAAACTCTTTCAATTAAATTATGTGTCTTACCTGTTCCAGGTGGTCCAAATATTTTAATTGTCTTTTTGTATAGACCCCTCTGTTTTAGGAGCTCTGAACTTGTTGTGGTACTCATCATCCATCTCGCTTATTGTTTTCTTTGTTGAACCATTTGTTTTCTTATCATCTTTTTCAAAGTCTGGCATATCTACATACCAAACATTTTTTTCACCCATAAAATAATCGTGTCGCTTACAACCTAAAAAGTTTAATGCTTCTATAGTTGAACTAAACAAATGAGATGCATTTCTTTTAATCCAACTATCTAATGTTGATCTTTTAAAATAAACCAAACTAGAATTCTTTTCACGAACAGTATAACCACTTGAAAGTTTAGTGAAGTCATCTTGTTCCCAAGTTTTTTCAAAAAAATCTTTTAATGCAATAAATCTTATTTCCTCTTGTGTATCTTTAGTATT